GGTGATCTAAATTCATCAATATCATAAGTTACACTATCTGGACCTAATAAATAATATCGTTTATCTGTTATATATAAATTTCTTATTGGAATATATGCAGTACCAAAAAATATAGGTAAGCACATATTATCATTAGGTAACGCTTCATCAGAAGGACTTAAGGAACTTATTCTTGGAGTATTTGGGTATGTCCCTTTTAAATATCTTGAAAAAAAATCTTTATATTCTATTGTAACAATCCCTTTATTATACCTTGCTTTTTCAATAGAAAATAACCAAGAACAAATACATTCTTCATACGTTGAATATTTTAAAACTAATCTAAGTAAAAACTTTTTATCTAAAAAATTTTCACAAGACGCTTGATATGTGTCTTCCTCATCAATAAACTGAAAACTACCAGATGCTGGAAACATAATATTATTATTTGGAATAGATGAATTTAGCTGTACTCCTGAAAACGATGCAGGTATAATTTTATTAATAAAGTTATTTCCATTATAAGTATAATTTTTTGTAGACCAATAAAGAATGCCAGCATCACTATCAATTTCAAATAACCAACTCACTTCTTTACTTGAAGCATTTAATATAGTCTGAGCATTTACATTTGCACTTAACATTTATTCCTCTCTTATGCTGATACATTTCCAACTATCTTTAATACTACTTCATCAACAGGCACTAATCCTAAATGATTTAAAAATGTTCTTTTTCTACTTATTTTACTTTTAAATTTTACGACATAGTTATGCCCATCTTTTGGATAAAAATATTTAAAAGATCGGGCATAACCATTTGCCTTGTTTACATCTAAAAAGAAATCCATTATTGTTCCAGCATCTTCCTCTGTTATTCCTTCTGGAAATTGTAAAGTAATCTGTGCTATTGGTGTAGCAGATAATGTTATAACTCTATCTGAACCATCATCAAAATCATGAACAACTTGATTTTTGTCAACTATTTCAGCAACTGATGCCGGAGCAATAACACTTAAAAAAGCATCATAATCTGGAGTTACTGTTGTAAAATAATCTGCTATTTCTTTATTAGCCATTTACTATTTCCCTCATTCCCTTAGAAAAACTATAATCGGACTTCCCATTTTCAATAATAATATCCATTAAACTCTTGCCATCAATTTGAACTGTTACATGTTGACTTCCACTATTCATTTTTGATGAAATTAATTCAGCAATTATATTAGAATCTACTCCTACTGATTTTAAGAATTTATTACTTTCAGGTTGATAAGAAGGAACAATCCACTCCGTTCCTTTTTCACCCACTCTTGTAATCATGTCTCTAGTGATTGTTCCTCCAGAAGCATGTCCTGGAAGTCCTGGAAGTAAACCATAAAGTCTATTAGCCTCTGCTATAGCAGCCTCTAATTGCATTTGAAATTGTAAGGAAATAGCGCCAAAACTTGTATTATTCTGTCCTGAATTTGTATATTGGGTATATAAGTCTTGCATATAATCTTGTATTTGCTCTACTACAACTAATTGTGCGTTATAGGCTGCAAGTGCTTCCCGATACGTTTTTACTGCTGCTTCATTAGCTGCTAGTTGTTCTTGAGAGGCGGTTAATTTCTCCTGTTGCTTTTGAACACTCTCTTCTGATTCTTTATTTATTAAAGAAGTTTGAAGATTAATGCTATCTATTATGGCCTGAGCCCCATCAATAACACTACCATTTAACATTGATAATATATCTGTATAATCTATTTCATACGGTTCTAATAAACTATTTGTCACTTGTTCCTTTAATGATGAAAAAGTTCCATTAGCTCCGAATAAATCATCAAATACCTTTTGGTAAGAATCTGCATCATATGCTTTTATAAAAGGTAAATATGTCTGTTGGGTATAATTAATTAATTTATTTAATGCTTCTTGTTCACCAGTTAAAGCACCCTGATATAATTTACTAAATTGACCCTGTATCTGTTCATAACTTATTGATGGAGCAAATTCACTAGATAACTTCATACTTGTTATAAAATCATCTATAGTAGTAATGTAATCAAGTAATTGATTAACTAGGTTTTTTGTTGCATCAGCAGCATCAGTAACGGAATCTTCAAGTGCACTGTAAAATTCATCAGCATATTCAGACCATTGCAATAAACTAACATACGCCTTTTTACCAGATTCAGTTGTTAAATCAATTCCTTCAACTAAGTCCCGATATCCTTTCCTAGTTTCTGGCAATACAAAATTAATATCTGATAGTGCTTCCGTTAATTGTTTCTGTAATCTTATATGTTTTTCCTCATCTGTAAAAAATTTATCATAATACTTTTCCGCACTTTCTCTTAATTTATCAATATCACCCGCTATTGAGATTAAAGCCTCACTAAATGAAATTAATTGAGGAATTGTTCCGGTAAATGCTTGACCAGTCATCTCTAAAGTATCTACAATAATTGCTTTATCTCTTATTAACCTGACTGCTGTTTCAAGTAATCCTTCTCCAACTTGTTGATACCCGCTTAAAATTGAACCAAAAAGAGTTTCGACCGCTTTATCTCCAAGTTCAGAAAAATACTCAGATAGCTTTTTATTTACCTCTTCCCCACTTAAACCTTTTAAATTAATATTAATAGATGAAAAAGTGTATGCTAGAGTTTTAGACATATCCATTCCAAACTCTTGTGTCAAAGTCAAAAGGGACTCAGAAAGATTTTGATAAATAGAAGATATTAAATCTTGTGTCCCAGCACTCACGGACTGATATTGAGTAGAAAATGATGTCCTATCAGAACTAAACCATCCGCCATCTTTGACCTTTTTAATAAGAGCATATGCTTGTGCTGCCACTTCAGAACCTGAGGATAAACTGGATACGGAAGAACCGCCTAGGGATAATCCTGATTCCGTAACACTTGTTGTCACTTTTCCACCAAATACGGAATTAAAAGCCTTACCAAGCCAATCGCCGGTTATTTTAGTTAAGAAATTATTTAAAATACCACCAAAAATTCCTCCAGTCATAATAGCGAGAGGATAACTAAGCATTTTATCAACCATCTTACCAATGTCATAGGACGTTCCAAATTCTTTGGAGTTTGCTCCTCCCAAATTGCCTATGTTAACTCTTAACACATTTGCTACAAGTCCTGATATGTTATTATTTAACTCCTTCATAGAATCATTTAATTTTGAAAGTTCCTGATACTCCATGGAATAGGTATCTTCAAGGAGTTTATATGAGTTCATTATTGATTCACTACCCTTTCCGTCCTCTGCTCCCAAAACCGTACTTTTAGGTTTTGTTTGTGCTGCTGCACTACTGCCTCCGCCAAGAGACATTCCTGTTGATGCTAATAAACCGGCCATTGCTGCTGCCATTGCTGCTATTCTGGCAAAAGCTGTATACGGATCACCTAATCCTTGATTTGCTATAGCTGCTACCGCTGTGGCTACTGCAACTGCTTGTTGTAAAACAATCATTGCCTTTGCTGCTGATTGCATTTTGGCATATTCACCAGATGATTTATCATACATATTTCCAATACTCTGGAAAGCTGCTGCCATTTGACCAAGAGCATCATCGACCTTCATTGCCTGACTTTCAAATTCTGCTTGTTTTATTTTAGCAATTTGCTCGGAAGCTTTTCTATTAGCTGCGACTATTTTCCCTGTTGCTTTTATTTCCTCTTTTCTTATTTTTTCTATCCATTCAAGCTGTGTTTGTCGATATTCATCTTCAAATCCTTCAAGGTCTTTATACAAAGACATTTTATCTTGAAGAAGTTTATCTGCCGCTTCATTCTCATATGATTCAGTAAGTTTTTTATTTGCCTCTACTGCCATCCCAGAAGTTATTATTCCTAATTCAAGGGATTGTTGTATAATTTTCTGAGCTTCCGCCATTTCTAATGACCGTGCAATAACTGGATCAATTGAGGATATAAGATTTTCATAAGCCACTTTACTTTTTTCTATATCCTCAATTTTACTAATATCAGTGGGGCTTTTTAATTTTACTATTTGATCTTGTAGCCATTTTTCAGCAGCTAATTTATCTCCAGTTAATGCTTTATAATCTTCAGCTTGTTTGGTTAGTAATGCTACTTCATTGTCATACCATTCCTTTCCATAATATCCCATATCTTCATACATCTTCTGGTATGCTTGTAAAGATTCTACAGTTGACTGTTTTACATTTCCTGCACTGTTTTTTATTTTTTCATTATTTTCAATTAACTGTTTACCAATATTTTCAATTTCTTTTGTTTGATTACTATCCAAAGCTGCCGTAACCATGTCAGTTATTATTTCATCATGCTGTTTTTTTGTTTTTTCATATTCAGCAGTAATTTCTTGCAAGGTAGTTACAACATCTTTTGGTGCTTGTAATGATTTTAAATAATTATTTGCATATCCAGTTAATTCTTCTCCCTTTTCTTTTAACCCTGGAAGATTTTTTATACCATCTGCAATAAATAATAAAAACCCACCATATAATATTTTTGCACTGTATATCCATTGTTCAAAAATATTTTTTACTGCCGCGATAACTGACTTAACTGCATACTCAAAAAGATTCCAACCTTTTATTGTATAATCAACAAACATTACCCCCGCTAATCTGGCTTCCTCAAAATTAGCTGATAACCATTTACCTATTTGCCAACCTGCAAATCCTGCAAATAAGGCATTCACGCTTACACTTAATAAGGACATTTGTTTTGAAGCTACTTGTGCAGCTACACTTGTTCCTGTTAATGAAGTTGTTAATTTACCAACTAGCCCAGGTGCTAATGCTAACCGAACATTCATTAATTGAATTTCTGCAACTAATGATTGAACTCCTAAAATTATCAAAGGTATTACTGTTTTTGCAAAATAAATAAAACCAAGTCCTACTAATATTTTAGATAAAGTTGTAAATGCTGAAATTAATTTATCAATATTTTCTACTAATACCTGTAAACCTGTTTTTATAGTAGGTAATATTTTCATACCAAAATTTATAAATTCATTTGTTACTTTATTTTTGAGAGTTCCCCACAATCCTTCTAAACTATTTTTATAATTATTCCAGGCTACTGTTAAAGAGTCTGCACTTTCTGTCATAAAGCCTACCATTTTGTTATAACTGACAGATTCATTTTTTGTTAATTGCAGTAAAGCTAAATAAGCCTCTTGCCTCCCTAATAAATCAACCAAGGCAGTTTCATTTCCATTGGTCTGTTTTACCATTTCTTGCAATACACCAATAAATCCTAAATTTTTAACAGCCTCAGAAACTGATTCATATTTTTTAATTGAAGCAGGAAGATCATCAAAATTTTTAATTAATGCAGTTATAACAGATCGTAACTGTGTTACTGTTTCTGCTGTTCCAATTCCACTTGTTGATATTTGAGCTATTGCCGCACCTAATTCATTTGCAGAAAGTCCTGCTTGTTTGGCTAAATTTGCCACTGAACCAATGACGCCTGCTAACTCAGCAGTTGTAGTGATACCTACATTTTCAACATTTAATAATAGTGATGCTGCATTCGCTGTTGTTTTTAATTCCTCTCCATATGCACCCATCATTACTGCTAATGTTTTTATTGTGGTTGCCTGATCTATATGTGAAGCTTTTGCCAATTTAGAAGCAGTTGTTATTAACTCAAAAGATTCGCTTGCTTCAGTAACACCAGCTGACATTGCTTCATAATACCCCTTAACTAATTCAATACTATTTCCTAATTCCGAGGAAAATGAAGAAATGTCTTTATGAATATCTGAAAAAGATCTACTTGATACCTTACCCATATCAACTAAAGCTGATTCATATTCTTTAAGTAAAGGTATTGTTTTTAAAAATACTCCTCCTACTCCTATTGCCGCAAATGCTGCTGATACTTTTCCTGCAACTGATATAATAGAATTAAATTTTGAAGTTGTTCCAGTTACAAAAGAGGATACTTGTTTTTGTGCTAATGATAACCCAGTAGTATCGGCACCAATGTAAGCATATAAACTACCAATGTTTGCCATAACTATTTCTCCTCTTTTAATTTAGTTAATCTCTTCTGTAAAAATTTAGATGTTTTTTTCTTTTCTTTTTTAACTGTTCTCTTTTTATTTGGATTTGTTTCTTCAACTAATGCGGTAAATAATCCCTTCATTACTTCAGCGTCCTGTTTCTTATTATCTACTTTTATAAAAGGTACAAAATCCCAAGGACCTTTTCTGGGAGAATTTTTTCCTTTATTAATACCATATGTCATAGAAAGTAACTGTCCAATCATAAAGAATAAAATATCATGTCCAAAAGGTTCAACACTATTATAAGCGATTACTTCAGTTAATTGTTTTGAAGATAATTTATTTAAAATAAAATCGGGATGAGGTTCTCCACAGGCCAGAGCTAATTTAAAAAGAAATTTTCGCTCTGGCCTATTTATTAGTTTTTTATTTCACCTTCAATATCTTCTTTTCTCATTCCATTTATTCTTTGTGCTACTTCATAAATACGATCTACTGCTTTTGCATTTTTCTTACCTAACCATTCAATATCTTCTTCAGTAAATATTCTTTCACCATTTTCATTTACTGAACATATTGCTACAAGAGAACTTCTTATTCTTTTCATTGATCCTTGAATAATCTGTTCTTTATTTTTACTTGCTAATTTTCCTTCATTCCCTTTAACAAATGTTTCATATTCCCAGGAATCTCTTTCATCTGCCCCCATTACCTTTACAAAAACACCTGCTTCCTCTTCACCTTCATTAGTCCACTCTGGGATTGCTACAAACTCTTTTTTAATATCATTACATTCCTTAATATTTTCTTTTGTCAAAACACGCATTCTAAATTCTCCTTTTTCTTGTTTAATAAAAGATTTGGTTAATCTGTTTAAAATTGTTTTTAAAAAATTAAGATGATACTGTAACTGGGCCAGAAATCTTTATAGTTACACTGGCTGTTACTTTATCATCCATGGGAACAGCAATACCTATTGCTGTGATTATACCGGCAAAATCAAAAGTTGTTACATCAGTATTAGCAAAAACTATCTGATAATCCCATACACCTTCCATTTCAAAATCTGCCTTAAGATCAGCAAAACCATCATGGGTAAAATTCATATCTAATGATATTTCACCACCATCTCTAAAACCAGGGATAAATTCTCTATATCCACCAGTTGAATCAAGAGAAGTTACATCAATAGTATCCCTCGATAAATTCGGACCTGATATAGAATTTATTTCTGCTATTGCCGCAAATGTCGGATTAGACGTGTCCGCAGTTGCTCTGTTAAAAACTGTTCCTACTCCACTAAACGCATTACTTGCCATAAATTATTCCTCCTTAAAAAGTTAATTATTTTTTGTTCTTTGACAACCAAAATTTGCTACATATATTGGCCTATCTATTTCATCAAAACCAATAAACTCAATATCAATATTACATAAAATTTGTATGTATCTACTGTCACTTAAAACTACATCTGTTTGAGCATGAAGAAAATCTCTAATTTGTAATATTTTAGCATACGCCGCTTTATACCCTCCTTTCTTTCCTCTTACTTTTATTTGTACTGTTGGATATTCATAACTATAATTTGTAGCTGGTTTATTATCTGGAGGTCCATCTATTATTGAAATACAGGTGTCTGGTTTGTCAGGCATCCTTCCTAAATAAATACCCCAACCAGTTGTTGCTGCAAAATCTCCAATATCCTGTGCAGTACTTTCTATTAATAAATTCAATATATCTTCGCTGGGACTTTGTTGGCTCATTTTATATATGCCTCATCTTTTATTATTTTTATTATTTTATCTTTATTTTCTGTTAACGCTTTTTGTAAAAACTTCCAAGATGTTCCTTTCTTTCTATATCGTTTATCTGTCTCATGAACATAAGGAGCGTAAGAAGCAGTATAACCAATTTCACCAACAGCACCTTTAAATGTTAAATAAGTATTAGTATAACAGCTGCCTCTTAAATTACCTGTATCAACTGGTGTTCTTTTTATTGATTCTCTTTTAATAAATAAAAGAGCTTTTGTTATCCCAGCAGATGATCTTGTTTTTATATTTCTAACTTGTTTATTCATTTCCTCAACAATATTACTTTTTACTACTACTGTTCTTGCCATTTTAATCTCTTGCCTTTGATAAATAACAAGTTGCTAAAAAGGTACTTCCTCTTACATTTGGAATTTTAGTAAATAAAGAAACTTTAAAAGCACTATCAACATCAGCAGGATTGTCATAAATGCTGTCTGTATAATCACCTAATGCTAAAAAACTATTTACTGCAACATCTTGTCCAATATATACAACAGAATTAGATAATTTTGTTTCCCCATTAGCATCAATAAATTCTTTTTGTTTATCTTCCCATCGAACATCTACTAATACTGGATCATCAAAAGTATGCCAACCAACTCCATCAGGAACTGGGTTTTCCCATAATGTTGCTATTTGATTTAAATTCCTTGTTCTAAACGCCATAAAATGACCTCTTAACTACCCTTTTAAAACTGAAAGGAAGCTATCTGGCTTCGTCTACACTGCGTTTTTATTGTAAAAGGGTATGAATATATGATTTATAAATTCATTAAATAAATAGTTGTATAAACTATTGAATTTATTATATTATTTTATGCTTTACATTTTACTAACAATATTATATACATATAGCTATATAGTTTTATTCTTTTATTAACCTTTAAATAAGGAGATTCAAAATGAGAAAATTAGCTAAAAAAGAAGTTAAGGAATTATGGGAAAATGTTTTAAAAGTATTAGAAAAAAATAATGTAAAATGTGACAAACCTTTAAAAAACTTAACCAATGAAATAATGGATGAATTTATAAAATAATTTCCCTCTTTTAAATAGGCTTTATGTTAATTCATAAAGCCTATTTTTTTTATCTACAATCCTAAATCAATTGCTATTAAATTGGCTTTTCTTTTACCTCTTGCTGCTAATAAACCAGTTGTATCTAATGCTAACGCTTGTTGTCCATATGTTGTAGAATTAAATGCTTTACCCAATTCAGGAACATTGTATTGATCAGTTGCTTCTCCTAATTTTACAGACTTTAATTGAGGAGTCTGAATACAAACAAAATGAGCAGATAAATATAATTCAATATATTTTAATGTTGTATCAGATAAAGAGGAACTAGCAAACGTTTCATTAACTAAATTATTTGCAATATCAATCTGAATTGTTACATCCGTTAATGAAGTATCCATTACACTTAAAACTTCTTCATTTGTTACCCTTGCCATTTATCCTCTCCTATCTTTATTTCTATGCCATGATGAAGGTGAAATAAATTCTTTTACTTTATCATGTTTCCAATCTAGCCGTAGATTATTTATAACCATTTGTACTTCAGTAAGATCACCATTAATTGCTCTTTGTGGCCATACCTCATAAATATTTAATTCTGCATCATGCATTTCTTGGAATCGTCTTTCATATTCAGCAACCCATCCAAGCCATCCTGCATAATTTTTATATCCCCTCATAAAACCAGTTCTCATACAGGAGGAAATAATATCATCAACCTGTCTACGAACTAAAACCCATTTAGCTCTTGGGAAGGCTTTATTCCACAAAGGCCACATTAAAGTCATTCTTGAATCTTTATAAAACCACCGGCCATCCTCATAACCTTCCTTTACCATTAAATTAATAATGTCATTTCTAAATCGTTCCACATAGTTTCTTTCGATTTCTTTAAATAAACTACTTTTAGGTAATGGGTTTTGTCCAGCTTGATCTACTTTCATTTTCAATAAAATTGGTTTAATAAAATTGTTAGTAATGGCATAGTTTTCATATCTACTTTGTTTATTATATTTAGTAGGACCAATTATCTGTCCACTAAAACCACCACAAATATTTACTACCCCAGCCGTCATTGATAAACCGCTTCTAGCACATCCGGTAATTAAAATGGGTTCGTAAAGGATTTCCATTTTTCAATATCCTCCTTTCTATCAATAATGTAATCTGCATCCCATACACCTTGTTGTCCCGGTATAATATCTTTTGTAAAAAACAAACAAGTTGAATTAGGAAAACATTTTTTCAAAAAAGAAGGAATATCATCTTTAAAATTATCACAAAGGATTACTTCAAATTTTTTATTCTTATTATTTGAAATATCAGTATAATTAATTATCAATTCCTTTTCTATTTTTAACTTACCGATAACGAAGGATTCCATATATTCTAAATCAATACCAAACAAAATAAATGTATTAGCCATTTCCATTACTGCCATAAAGATTTCTATTTATATGCCATAGTTTATTATATTCTTCTTTTCCTATTACCTTATTTAACTTAGCATGCTGTTGATGTATCACTATTAAATCATCCCTTCTTACAATTTCTAAATCACTATTTCTAATCTTATCTCGAAACACATCATCATCAAAAGCAATCCCATCTTTGTAAGTTAAATCAAAACCATTTATATTTAAAAAATTCTGTTTTGTAATTGCAGAACAAAAATTATAATCTGCTGGTCGTTCTTTTGAATGTTGATACCACATATATTTTTTATATGTGAACTTATTAAAATCAGAAATAAATAAAGGACTATTTGTGCCACCTATACAAGAACAAATAACATATCTGTTTTCATTTGCATTAAATTCTTTTTCTAACTCTGATAAAATATCTACTGTATGAAAACATTCTGGACTTGTTAATATTAAATATTTTCCTACTGCTGAATTAGCTCCTTGGTTATAATGCAATGTAGGATTATAAGTTTCTCCACCTATTTGATTAATCAATTTAATGGGCAGCATTTTAAATGAATCAATTACCTGTAGTAAATCTTTATGAAATATAAAACGATTTTTATTTTTATCATCTTCTATTATTATTATTTCATAATCATTCCTATCACTATAAAGATTAGAAAAGGAAATCAAAGTATTATGTAATTGTCCCGGACGATTTATATATGGAAATAAAATACTAAATTTCATAATATATAACCTTTAAGTAAAAATAAATTTTCATACCTCATACAATATTTTTCTAATAAAAATACCCTCAGCATAAGCATCCTCATTAGTTATCATGGAGGCCCAATAAGATTCCCTTTTTTGTATTATGGATAAATTAATGGCATTCAGTTCTATCTGAGATTTAAAACAATTTAATAATCTATACTTAAAATCAAAATCAATTATACTAAAAGCATTCGGCTGAAAATTATATGAACTACCACTGTTATAAAAACCTAATTGTATAGGAAGTTTTCTTCCAACTGATTGTCCAATATAAGAACATCTTCTATGTGCTTGATGAGTATCTAATTCAAAAGGGGTATAAACATTATCTATTTTTAATAAATCTAACTTTCCTACTACATCAGAAATATTATCATGTTCATTAAATAATAATAAATTCTCGAATGATACCCCTAATATCTTTAATGCTTCTAGTTGTTCTTCATGCCGCAAATCTATGTTCCCTGTTCTATACTCATCAGAACTGGTTATTGCTATAAAGACTTCATCACCTTTACAAATATGCTTATGTAATATCCCACCTACACCAACTTCTATATCATCATAATGTGCTCCAAGAGCTAATACTCGTTGCATTAAAAATTCCAATCTTCACTATATGATTTATAAAATTTAGCAGGAGAGCCTTTATAAATGCCTGATTCAGTAATATCAGATACTACAATGGAACCCATACCCACAATAACATTATCACAAATAGAAACACCGTTTCTAATTATTGCACCTAATCCTATCATGCAATTATTTCCTACTCTTACTGATCCACCAATAATAGTGCCTAATGCTATTACAGTATTTTTTCCTATATAACTATTATGACCAATATTTACATGAGAATCTATTTTGGTTCCTTGCTTAATAATTGTAGACCCAAAAACTGCTCTTTGTAATGTAGCTACTGCAAAGATTGACACATCATCTTCAAGAACTACATTTCCAAGATGTTTAATTTGAACTCTACTACCATCTGGTGACTTAGTAACATGCATTCCTTCAACATCTAATACCACTGTAGGATGTATAAAACAATTCTCACCTATTATATTTGGTAAAGGAATTGTATTTATATGTAAGGTATTATGAATCATTGTAAAAATATAATCTACATTATCAACAAACTCATACTGCCATCCAGAAGGAACCTCGTTTCTAATTTTATTTGGTGCAAGTACAACTACATCTTTTTGTAAAGAAAATCTTAAATATGATTCGTTTCTAATAAAAGTAAAACAACCATCCCTTAAAGTATTAACTGGACAAGTGTTTTTATACTGTGGATATTTTAATAATATATCTTTATACATCTACATACCCATTAGCTTTTAATATAGTTGTTAAACTACATATTTGATTCTTACTAAACCAGTTATCATTAATATATTGCTTAGAATATTTATGACCATTAAACCAATGCACTCCAATAACATTGTTACTATTAAGTGGTGATAAATCATTACGCATAAATAATTGCTCCATATTATAAATAGAATATGGAGCAAATGTTTCGTACTTCAAACCTACCACATCATCATATTTTTTTGAAACATCAATAAACGTTTTATACAAATATTCCCATAGTAGGACACCAAATGCCTGATGATTATAAGTATCAGTATCCCTGTCATAATAAAACTTTGGAAAATTTTCTGGAAATTGTTGTAACTTATCTGCTGCTTTTATCAACTCATTATACATACTATGCTTAGGAGCACTAAATAAAACACCTACATTATGATGTCCCTTAATAGTATTAAATAAACATACCATAGCACCCATATCATTTATTTTACTATCACCCACATATTCAACATTAAGCATATGAGTTAATGGCTTTAACCAGATAACATCAAAGTCCGACCATACCCCGCCTACATCATATAATATATGACATCTAAATATATCTGATCTTAAAATATTATGTAAATCCCCGTTAATGTAATAATCATTTATATCTATTTCAATAATTTTTACATAATCAAAAGATTCTACTAAATAAAAGAAATCCTTTCCTGTATAATCAGGAATGTAATGTGCATTCCTGGTATATCTTTGTTTTGGTGTATAAACATATATTTTCCAATCCGGATTTAGTTTATGAAAAGTCTCAATAGTAAAAACTTGTAATTTGGACATGGGGCTTCTATCCCAATACATATGTAATTTTTTTGGTATTCTATTCATCAACTTAATTCCTATCTAAATAAATTTGTTCAAAAGGGATATTATGTTCTATACAATACTTATTAGCATAAATAATAAGAGTTTCTTTTAAAGCAACGTCAGTATAAATCAATTCATTATTTATAAAGCAACCTGTATCCCCTCTTGGAGTTCTAAGTATATACGATGTAAATTTATTATCAATTGCTTTATCAAAATAATACTCATACCAGACAATACCTTTTGGCTGGCAATCGTGATATACTATTAAATCAAAACTTTCAAACATATTGTTTATTGCTAATGTTCTACAACTTGTATAGTTATCAACAAACAATAATTTAGGAGCAATTGAATTTTCTTTTATCTTATTAGATAAATTAATATAGTATTTTGAAATTTCAAATCTTTGACTTTCAGTTAATTGATGAAAAAATGTTCCTATATTAATCCCATCTGGTAAATTATGAAAATTAACTATATGTTTATTTTTAAAAGTATAACTTTTTAACATATAATCAAACCATTCTTTATCATTCTCAATACAAATTAACTGTGCAGGATCATATTCCAAAAATATAGGAGTTGAATGTAACCCCATGCCCAACTCCAAAATAAGTTGAGGCTTAAAAAAACTTAATAATAACTTCAACAAAGGTTGGTGTGTACTCCATTCATAGTCATTGTCTATTTTCATAATATTCCATATTCCCTATTTATGTTTCTAATAATTTGACCTTTCCTAGCTTGTATTATTTTATAATTATACACCTGATCTGGATTATCCCAATGCATCTGAGAGTCACATCTTTTACCATGAAATAAGTGTACTATTAAAGCAGGGACCCTATTGTAATGGCATCCATTTTTCAATAACCTACCAACTAAATCATTATCATCTCCAGCATACCCAATTAAATCTTCATCATAACCACCAATATCCAAAAACTCTTTTTTCCACATTCCCATAAAGAAAGGCATCTGAACTGCATCTTTACTTGTAGCATTTACAGGTAACATTTCTATAATGCTGTATGAAACCATTTTTGTAAATTTTCCAATATCATCAAAGTACATAAATTCGGGTATAGTTAAAAACTTTCTATTAGTAAATAATGGTTCAACTATTATATTCAAACAATTATTAAGGTGGTATATCTCTGGGCATGTTAAAACTATTATATCACCTGTAGCTTTTTTAACAGCAATGTTATTAGCAAATACGGGACTTCTTCTTACCACTTTATCCTTATTTCTATGCCCTGAAAAAAAATACTTAATATCCAATTTATCTTTATAAGAAGTACATATGGCTTCTGTATCATCTTCAATACCATCATTTACAACGATAATTTCTAATGGAAAAGCAATCTTATAATTAGTTATAGAATAAAGACTTAAATCAAGTAAATTTGATCTTAAAAAAGAGGCCATCACCAAACTTACTTTTATCATATAAATTCCTTATGCTTTAAAGGTATTAATAATCTTGATAAAAAATTATTGTAGTCAGAGTAATAACAATATTCACAAACACTACCGTTAAAATTAATTTGATTACTCCATATATGTTTTATGTCCAATCCCATTCCCATTTCAGAACTAAAATTTCTTGTCTGCTTCTTTAAAGCATACTGAGCACCACAACATGGAAAGAGATTTCCTGAAGCATCAATTACCGGCTTTAATAAACTAATATAACAACCCTTTGTTCCTTTAACTGGTGTTTTTCTTTTCTGATATAAAACAAGAGGATTATTAATTATCTTTTTACCTTCTTCTGTATCCTCTAAATCAGGAACTGCATCATGATGTAATAAATCAGACACGATTCTTATATGAGAAAATTTATTTCTATTTGCAAATGAAACATACTTTTTTATATTCTCATAATTTGGATTAAAAGATAACACATAGGAGAAAGACCAATCTAAATTTTTACTTTTATCAATTGCTTGTTTTACTTGGCTAATCCATTTCTGATTATAATTAACTTCATCCGAACAAGAAATCCTACACCACACAATACTTGATAAACTTTCAATTGATAATCTACTTATTAAATCACCATTTGTTACTAAGCCAATCTTTATTTCCTTCTCAACTAAAAAAGAAATTAATTCATTTATTTCAGGGTAACAAAGAGGATCCCCACCGCCTGTGATTGTTATTGCCTTAGTTCCTAATGATTTAAAAGTATTTATTATTTTCTTTAATTTATCAAAAGGTAATGTAATTCCCTTTTCTCTTTCAGAACAACTACAAAAAGAACAATCTCTTGTACATTTATTTGTAGGACAAACTTGTATATGAACTGGAGGAATATTATTATATTTTTTTATACTTCTTATTACTGAATAATCCTGTGCTAGTTTTTCTGGGAACTGATCTGCTGCTGTAAAACTAGCAAACTTTTCTTCTTTCATTTCCAATGTTCCTCCATCCAATTATTTTGAACCTGATGCGGTCTTGGTATCCCATGAAAACAAATAATATTTACTTTCTCAGGAATATTTCTTTGACAATGATATTTATAACTGCAAATATTTACCACTTGTTGAATTGGAAAAATCTTTCTATTATTTTTATTAACTACAAAACTGATATATCGTTGATCCCACCTATAAGTATCTATATATTTATTATCAAACTGCTCAAAAACAAATTTGAAATCTCCATTCCATACCATTAAACCTGATGCCCATCCTTCTTTTCTTGACTTAAAAGGGAATATCATTCTTATTGTATCAGAAGGTAACTCAAAAATTGTTTTAGCAAACTCCGTTATGTCTGTTACTACTATTGTATCTAGGTCAAGGAACAAACAAGGGCCTGTTTCCTTAAATATATCAACCTTACCCCACCAACCAACTTTAATTGTTTCTTTTGTTTTTAAATCTGATTTAGCAAGTAACTCTTGATTATCTGTATAACAAATAAATTCAAAAGGTATTTTTATATTTCTTTCAACTGTACTTTTTAATTTATATAAATAATCAAAAGAATATCTACTTCCGGTTAATACACATATTACTTTTAAAAGTTTTTCATTGTTTTCAATTGAGGCATGTTCCCTTTCCTCCATTCTAAAAGCTCCTCCAATTTCATAGATTCAAAGTCTGTTATCGCACTTCCTTCTGTGCAATTTATTATCCTTATTCCTAATGCATCTGCATCTCTTTTTATGATAGGAAAACATCTTAAAAATCTGTAATAAGGATTCTTATTTGGGGGGGAAGGATGATCATTATGCCAATTTGTTTTATCAGCAGTTCTTTTCATATCAAAACCTAAAAGAACTATTACTTTTACACCTAAATGGTATGCAAAATTTATTGCACATCCTCCACTATTTTTATTCCATGCTACACAACCCGGAGTAGAATCAATTCCTAATTGTTTTGTTGTACTTCTTTTATATTGTATTAATCCATTTATTTTTTTATCTGCTAAACTAGGAGTACAAGTAGCAATAATTCCTTTGAAAGATTTTAAAAAGATATGATGCCTATCAAACCAAGAACGATCCCCAAACCATACAGCATCTACCCAATCATATGGAATATATTTTTCTGTATTCTCTAACCAACCACTTCCGCTTTTTATTCCTTTTCCTGGGACTGGATAACCATATGCATTATTTACTGCAAGTATTCGTTCATTTTTTATTGTTTCCAAATTTACATTGGAAAGAGATGGGCCTCCTCCCAAAATAAAAGCAAGCCCATCTTTCCATATAGCAGGAAGCATAATACACCTCCTAAAAAGAATTATTTATTCTTTTTCTTTTTCTTATCTTTTTTATCTTTCTTTTCTTTCTTACCTTTATCCTCTTCATCATCTACATCTAAACCTTCTTCAATAAATACAGGATTTACATTAATTCCTTTTACCAACTTCATTGCATCTTTCTTTGTAAGAGGAGCATTATTAACATATGTTTTAGTTATTGTATTAAACACATTATAAAATCCATCTTCTCCATCAATAGGCATTACCCGCATATTGGTTTCTCTGCTGTTCATTTCACTAAATTCATCCAACTCATCAATAAAATAAGCATCAGGTCCCATTGGCAAAAGATGTGATTTATATTTTGTTGCAAGTTCGGGGGAAATGTTTATTACATCATTTGTTGTTGCTGATATTTCTTTCCCTTTTCCATTCTTCATCCTTAATCTAATTTTCCCACTCTTTACTCTGTATTTTGGCATACTAATTTATCTCCTTGTAAATATATCTAGCTTCTATGGTTAAGTGCTAGTAAAAAATATATGTTTGTAATCTAATTAAAATAAAAATTATTCACTATAAACAACAATACCACAATGTCCAGCCTGATCATGCCTTGTCTGTGGTACTTGAATAGCCATAACTTTAAAATTAACTTCCATTCCACCATCAACATCCCACTGAACTACAGTAATACCAAGAGCATTTACCAACCTAATAGTATCAACTGTCATCTGAACCATTATTACCTTTGTGGAAGACATCTTATCAGAAACTTTAACAGCAGCAATATTTGCTATTTCAAGAATCCTCTGACGAATTGACTTATCAGAAGCCGCTTTAAAATCTCCATCAATTGCTGTCTCATATACAGTTGGAATATAAACTATATATGGCCCATAACAGCGATCAGCAATCATAGCCTGTTTCATTCTAATAATATCATCAAGAATATTATCACCAGAAGTTGCTGAATCATCCCATGCTGCATTCAAAGACCCTATGGTTATATTTGGTTCATCTTCATACCCATATATCGTACCACCACCAAAGGTATATGTACTAGAACCTTTAAATAAAGTTGTTTCAACTTTTTCAGCGATTTTCTGACCACATACAGTAGCCATTGTAGTATCAATAGGCATACCACCACTACGAGAAGCCTCAAGCTGACGAAGATCAATACTAAAATCTTTGTGAGTAAGAGGTAAAGGCAAATAATTCATATCAAACTCTAACCGATCACGCCTTCCTCTTGTCTTTCCAGACATACTCATCTCAGCGTCAGAAGCATCACTTGCATCTTGATATCCCAATACTGTTTTTGCCATACCATTTGGAATATTATATGTAAGACCTCTTGCTTGAAGATCAGCAACACCGGTCAACCTTTGCTGATATGCTGTAATAACTGCTTTATCAAATGCCTTCCACTCATCATAGAGCAGAACATCATTTGTTCTCATTTGTGTTAAATCCATTTTATTTGCAATCAGCCTATTAGCAAAAGACTGAGACCCTTTAATCTGATTAAACAAACTTACTAATGCTTCGTTCATATTTAATTCTCCTTTTCCTTTAATTATTAAGCTATCATAGCCCAAATATAATCAATAGCTGTTGTAGTAGTAACTGCTTCCATTGCTATAGCAACAACAGGATCAGTATACCCTGATCCTACATACTGTGAGGAATCACCATCAGGAGTATGTTTCTGTACAAGTCCCGCTGAAGCAGATTCAAGTCTGTCACCAATAGCTATTGTCTGTGAAGTCGCCAATCTTAAAAGAACTTCATCTCCAGATTTAGGAGCTATATACTGCACAAGACTTTCAGCGGTATATACTTCTGATACCTCATCCCCCTGTAAACCATTTTCTATTGCTACCAAAACAGGTCTTGCATTTCCACCTGCTGTAGCATGTTCTTTTACTGCACCAGCGGAATCTATCTCAAGAAGATCCCCAGGATAAATAGTTGTTGCAGATGCTGACAAAGCTTCTTTCTGTAATACATCACCTTTTTGTAAAATCGTTGTTTCACTCATATAAAATTCCTCCTTTTATAATTAATTAAACTGCGAAAAGTCTGGAGTTCCATCAGCATTCCATTTTGGTTGTGCCATTATAGGAACGCCTTTACCATCAGACTGTTTCTCATTCTTTACTTCTCCTGTTTTAATTAGTCCTGCAAGATTCGCAGAAAAATCAAATTCAGGTTCCTTTACCTCTTCACCGCCCATAAGAGAAACTATTGCTGCAAGCTCACTTGTATCTTTTGCTTCAAGCTGCTCTTTGGTAAAAACATTCTTTTTATTTGCAAGAATCTTTTCGATCATGGTTGCCTTATTCTTGCGATAAAGACTTACCGACTCATTAAGAGTTGCCTTAATTTCAGCAGGAATATCATCCTTTGCAAGAAAACTCTCAAGAGTTACAACCTCTTTTTTCTCCTCAGGCTTTTCCTCTTTATTAGCTTCCATCTTCTCTTCCTTCTTTTCTTCTTTAACTTCAAACTTATCAACAAGTGTCTGAAGTTGTGCTTCATCCTTTGTCTCAAGGAAAGTCTTATCGGCTTCTGTAAAAGGACAAGCCTCATTACTTATAAGTTTACCAATCAATTCATCTTTCATACTAACTTCCTCCTTTTTATTTGTTTCTATTTTTGTTTCTTCCTCAATCTTCTCTTCCAATTTTTCTTTCTTCTCATTCGTAACTGTTAATGGAACATATTCTGATTTCAATTTCATTTCAGTTACTTCTTTACCCAATGTTATATTGTCACTTGCATCAAACATATATTCTTGTTTATAAAGTTTTCCTTTACGTTCAAAAATAAAATGATTCTCAAATGTGTCTCGAATATATACATCTGGATATTCTTCAGTAGGTGTTTTAAAAGCATCTCTTACTAATGTTGATAATGTATATCGTATATCTTCATATGAATACTCATTAGTAACCATACCACCAAGCAATTCATTATATTTTTCGTAATATTGTTTTTCTTCATCATCACTAATATTTTTGAAAAATAGAATCTTGCCTGTTTTCCCAATTAAATTTTTAAACATTCTTAAATTGTGTACCTCCTTTTTAATTATTTGATCTTCCTTTTTATTTACCTTGTAATTAGCACGAACCCCACAACCATCCGTCCAACTACAAGCACCTAAACTGCCAGGCAGTAAGGCAACATGGTCTGGATTATAATTGGTTAATTCAGCTTCATACTTTTCTCCGTTCCATGTTCCAGCCTTATCAAAGTCATGATCAGCAAATAAACCGGTACTTACCTCCATATTGCCATTTATAAGCTCATCAATTATTTCTGTAGATATCTTTTCTTTTAATATCCAAAACTCACCTATAATTCCTTTTTTATTTTCATCCCATGTACTATTACAAAATCTTCCTATGCATTCTGTTTCTACTTCTTTTGCAGAAAGAAACTGTCCTTGTGGGTCAACTGGGTGATAAATAGGAATTAAAACGTTCTCCCAATCTGCTACTGATTTCTTTAACTCTTCAGCAGGATAGAAAAATCCGTTATGAACCCCCTCAACAATTATAGTTACTGGAACAACTAAATAAGTATCCTTACCTAATAGTTCATCTCGGTATTCACCTACTTTCAATTTGTTTGTAAATATCTGTTCTAATCCATTTGCAAACATTAAATTATATTCACTTGAACATCCTTTTTTCTTTTTAATAACCATTTTTCGTTCTGTCATTTATATACCTGCTTTAATAGTGATTAGTAATAGCTTTTAATTCTAATTTTGAGCTATCAAACCTTGATGTGGCTACGTTTTTATTGTAAAAGGGTATGATTATATGATTTATAGGAAATCTTTATATTTTTCATAGGTATTATTGAACAATGCAACTAACTGAGGACTCATTTTAAACCGCTTTTTATTAACATACATACTCTGTTTAAATGAGCCGTCAGGATGTCGTTTTAAAGCTGCACACCAATCAGAAAACATTTCTATTAAATCAACTAAACACATTCCATTAATACCATTATCAAAATGTTCTGGATGATGTGTATTCTTTTTATAGTGTTCATCAGTAAATGATTTTTTTAAGTTATTAAAATATTCATCTGTTCCATATGTTAGAGTAGTTAACTTAGGAGTCATCTTCTCTAAATAAACACATTCAGGTTTTTCTAATTTAGAAGCATCATGATTTAATCCTGCTTGTTCTAAACACATTGCAAAATATTCTAATATTCTTCCTACTTCTTCAATATGTTTCTTAGTTGCTGTTTCTGCGCTCATACATTATCCTTATTTTCTATATACTAAAGTTAATTCATTATCAGTATAATAACCACCCTCAGTGACAACAATTTTATTTCCTGTTCCTTTTGTAGATATTCCTTTATCTTTTACAAAATAATATTTATCTACTATCATTAAACGATTATGATTATCGCAACGAACTACATCATTCATTTTAAATTTTTGATAATCTATTCTTTTAAAATTCTTATACATGAAATAAAATTATTATCCTTGCGTTATTATTATTGCGGTATCACATTTATTAACTGCCTCTTCAAAATTAGTTAATATTTGTTTTAATCGTTCATTCTTTATTCCTGTATTTAAATCCCTTATCTCTTTTAACAGGACTTGTGTAACTATGCTTGCACCTTCTCTAAATAACCAAAGCATATTTTTCTTTTTTTTCTTTTCTGCATATTGAACTAAATAATCATAGTCTTCAATATTTCCTAATATGCCTTGATTACTTACAATATCATTTATTAATATCATTTTATTTCAACCAATTTAGAATTTTCTCTTCTTTCTAATTCTATTTTAATTTCTTCTTTTCGTTTATATGAAGTATTCTTTTTATTTCCTTCATTTAATAATCTTAAAGAAGATAACCAATTATCATTTAATTCATTTTCTACCAAATCTAAAATCATAATTTTTCCTTTTTTAATAAATAAATATATCTTCTTTTGATATTTTTGTATTCTTCTTACCAAAAACAATCGTTTCCTTTTCTAAATTAAAAGGATACGGTTTTCTCCAAAATAGATCATACATAAAAATATCTTCTCTTGGGATATCTCTTTTTATGGTTACCCCTAAAGCATCTCTTCCAAATTTATCCGCTATCTTTTTATCTGAAGTATACCCTGAAAGAGCATTTTCTTTCAATTGCAAATCACTCTTTTCTTTTATTAAGAACTTTCTTATTTTCTGACCTGTTCTTCCTCCAATACCCCTATATAATTCTAATGAATTTATTCCCATTTTTTTAAGTCCTACTTGATTCAATGCTCTTAAAAATAAATAACCAGAATAATTGTCAGTTGTCAATTGTTTATAAATAGATGTTTTAATTAATTGTTTCTCAGATAAACCATCGTAGGTTATATAATTAGAAACATTATTTTTTTCGATAATACTCGCTATTTGTTTTAATATTGTTGCATCTTCATCATGAGTATTATTCAACCAAACATCTAATGCGTTATCAAAATCAGCTAATCTTTCATCTGAAATGTATATCTTTTTTATTTTATTAGATAAGCTTTTTATTGTTTCTTTTTTATTTCCTAATTTGCCGTCTATCTCTTCATAATATTTTTTATACTGTTCATTTAGTTTTTTATCTTTAAATAAATCAAATTTCCCAGATTTACTTTCTTTCAATAACTTTTCTCTTGTCTTTGCATCAATAGGTGGATTCTTTTTGATTGCCTTTTCAACTTTCTTTTTATCAACAGGAGTTAAACAACTCTTTGCAGCATTAACATACATATTCATTCTTTGTAATGTAGAAGGCAAAACATCATGCATTACTTCACTACAATTAGGTAACCATCCTGCTACACTTGGTACTGCTCCTTTTACTGAATCAATACCTGGTTGAAAAGGCAGAGCAAGGCAACAACAATTTGGATGGGCCGGAATTAATCCTCTTATTTTTTCAAGTGTAAATACTTCGCCTGATAATGAAGAACATATTGGACAAGGATTTGCTCCATTCTCCCATTCTGCTAAAACAACAACTCCTTGTACTTGAGCATTCATATACTCATTTATATTAGCTTGATGGTGTGCTCTTTGTATTTCTGTACGAGCAATTGTTCTAGCTCTATTAATACCAATCTTAGGAATCATTGTTGTTATTTCTTTTGCAATTACTTTTCCATTTTTACCATCAACAATTCCCTGAGATAAAATATTACTTAATTGCCGATCCATTTCTTTTGTAATACCTTTTAACTCATTAAATGTTCGAGTATAAAGGTAAGCCGCACGATCTGCGTGAAAAGGGCGATTGAACAGGATATCAACTTCTCTATTAGGATCATTATCAAGTTTAGTTATATCAACCCCGGCACTTTCCATTTCTCTTCGTGCTCTAAATATTCCTTTCTGATAACTTGATTGAACATATACGTCTGACCAAGGTTTATTTGTTCCTGCTGTTATTCTCCCTGATCTTGTTGTCTTTTCAAGGATACTTAAATCTTCCATATCCTCTAACCAATCCATAAAACCTTCAACCTTCTTTTCACTTGTATTAAAATCAAATGCTTGTTCTTGTAATTTCTTTATGGCTTCCTCAGTTATACTTGAAGCATTACTGATTATTGGTTCTTCTTTATTAAGTTTTAATATGTCTTTTTCAAATACTGCATTTATTATTTCTATTAACCAATTAAACCGTCTTTCTATTTCCTTTGACATATCATATTTAATAGAAAGTAATCCCGCAGGATCAATTTTAGTAAATTCGGATAATACAATTAATCTATTATGAGAATGATTATGTACCATTACTTTCTCCCTAGTTATTTCTATCCTCAAGTAAATCTCTATGGAAAGGACATGAATAACTATAATGTGCTATCTTTCCATCTTTTCCTTTTGTGCAAGTACATTCTTTTGCCATTCGATTAGGAGTAGCTACAACTAATATCTTCTCATTTACTTTATCAGACATTTTATTATCCTTTATCTGTTTGGTTCTTCACTACCAGTTTCCCATGGAAATACTATCCATTCATTATCAGGAATTAAATTATTGTAATAATCTGGTTTAACACTTGATCTTTGTTTATAAAATAGCGAAGCAAAATATTCTTTATTTAATGATCTCTCTTTTAAAAATACTTTTATTCCTTCAAATGATTTACCAGTGTCTGCAATATCATCAACTATTAATACTGAATATCCTGCAATAACTGTTTCACATAATTCAGATTGAGTAATAAACTTACATTTTAAATTATGACTTAAATGAACTGCTATTGGTAATCCCCCTCTTGTTAATCCACAAACATAATCAAATTTCTTTTTACTATTTTTTATATTTTCAACTAACTCAGAAAGAATCATTGAATACTTACTATAACTAACAAATCTTTTTGTAATACTATATTTTTTAGATATCTTCTCCCGTACTGTTGTCATCTTCATCCTCATCATCTGTCATTGTGTAATCTTGCATCTCAGCAAGCATGTCTTTTATTTCTTCAATATCTTCCATTGTAAAATCTTGGAATTTCCTTAAGAAGAAATCCTCTGGAATTAATTCTCTTAAACCAGGAGTTGATACATATGCCTTAGCAACTTCCATTCTTAATCGTTTTACTTCAGCATCGTCTTTTGGTTCTACAGATATTAATGAAGGCCATTCTATTGTATAATCTTTCTTAGGTGCAGGTAATATTCCACATGATGTTAATACTGATATTGTTGGCCTTAGTATAATTGGTTCATTATATTCTATCCTTCTTGCTTCCATCTTTGATAGCCAGCTTCTTTCATCTTGACTACTTGCTAATTCACCACGTTCACTTCCAAGTAATATTCTTTTGGGTATCTGTCTACCAGCAGCAATTAATGTTATCAATAAATCTGCATGATCTTTTGGTGATTCTACTTGTGTTGCTAATGGTTGAACATCTATTCCCTGTAATCGTATATACCGTTTTAACTCATGCATGTATCCTTGAATTTCTTCTTCCAATGAATCCAATGCACTTTCATCAAACTCTGCATCTTCTCTTGCTGCAAATGCAAATCCTGGAAAAGCTCCTCTCCAAAACATTTCACTTGCACCACCGGCTAACTGATCTAAATCTTGTAATCTATTAAATACCGATTGTAGTCTAGGTTCACCACAAATATTGTCTTCACTTAATCCTTCATATACATGCACACATCTTGACCAATGGACTGATATATTTTGTATTGCTGTTGCTGAAGTTGATGTACTTGTAGCTGGATCCCTTACAAGTATTCTATATATCTTTGGTAAACCAAATCTTGGATTCTTTGTATCCTCTTCATACTCAGCAATTTCAACACTTTGCTCATAATATTCTTTTACATATAATATATCTGTTGCTTTTCCCATCTCTTCATTTACTGGTCGATTATCATTCACACCAATAAACAATAAAGCAAATTGTCCTACCCCAGCTTTTCTATCCACCTTCATAAAATGATTTAATATTTTCTTTTTACTTACTAAATCACTCCATGCTTTTTCAAATGGAGTTTGTTCATTCTTTGATTCTTGTTCTATTACAATAGGGGCTTGTCTCCAACTATATTCTACAGGAGCATTAACAATAGGTTGTGCAATATCACCTCTTCTATATCTATCGTAATAATCAAGAAAAGTTAATGCCTTTTTATATCCTAATATTTTATATATATCCCTTTTTACTTCACCAGTTGAGCTTGATATATATGAACTACCAATACCTGAATATGCACTTCTTGATACAAGTGAGTTTGCTAATGGTCTTATTAATTTATTTATTATTTTTTCTTGTTCAGTTAAACCAATAATTTTCTTATATTTGCTAGACATGTTTATCTCCAGTTTAGGAAAAAAGCATAAAAAAACCCCAGCCAGACAAGAAATTAATCTCATCCGACTGGGGTTGTAAAAACCGTATATTATTTATAAGTGTAAAACTATATTTTTAAATAATATTATATATTAAAAAATGATATATGTAAATAGGTTATTTTTTCTTAATATGAATCCATGCTTTACAATTCTTACATCTGGAATAATATTCTTCTACATGCCCTTCAAACAATATCTTTTGACATCGTGGACACTTCACTTCAGGTAGTTCCACTTTCTTTCTTGTGTTAGATAACTTAACTATATACTCAGGATTCAGTGCAGACATTAAGCTCCTCTTCAATAATTACTTTATCAATATAAAACTCTTTTACTTTATCACCTTGATCATTAAATCCAACTATATGATTTATAGTACAATATTTTGATAAATAATAAAAATTAGTTTTAATATGAATTGTTTGATGATCAAAATCTAAATTACAAGATTCACCCCAATCTTGATCTGTATTAAAACAAGGACAAGTATTACATTTATTAAATGTTCCTTTAACAAAAATATTGTCATTGCCCTTTTTAAATCTTTCTATATTTGATTTTTTTATCCCCATTTTATTTATCCTCTTTTAATTATTCGGATTCTTCCATTACCTCCAGGAAAGGGATTATTATCCCACTTAGGTCTTTCTTGTTTCTTTTTCTTTTGTTCAGTACTTTTCTTTATATCAATTAAATAGGAATCAGCTACTTGTTCTTTCCTAGGCGGCAACATCCTGTCCTCTTCAGTAAATCCTTCTCTGTCTCTTCCACAAGAATTACATCTACTATCAAGAGGAAAATCTATATCACAAAAAGGACAATGAATATAATCTATCATAACTATTCTCCATTTGATAAGTTATTTAATTGTATTCCCTTTATATGTAAATACTCTGTACATGTTTTATTATCAAAGCCTTCTTCTACATTTTCTATTTCAATAATTAATGACTTACCGGCTATCTTATCAATTATATTTATTATATATCCCTTTCTTAATGCTAATAAACTTACCTTAGTTCTTAATTTTATTCCTTCTGATCTATTTGTCTTTGGTAACAAAAATACTTCATATTTATTTTCTTTAAATAAATTCCAATCAATATCATAAACTATTGATTGTTGTATTTGTTCTTCATTACTTTCTTCTTGTATTACTTCTTCAATTGTTATCTTGGATAATTCCAATACATCATTATCTACTAACTTAAATAAATCAGTTACTGTAAGTATTATTTCATTATCAGGATGTACTGGTGTTTTCATTTCTTCTTGAATATTTCTTATCCTCTTAACTAAACAACTTTCCCATACTGTTATTTCCATATCTTATCCTTATATTGATTTACGAGTTACTTCCTTTAATACAACATCTCTGTTACTAATCTTGGTACTGTATTAGGACTATTAAAACATTCAGATATTTGTTTACATTCCAATGCTCTATGGAATGCTTGTTCTCTTGTAAGGAACTCTCCACCTTCTGTAATAAATCCATAACTCTCGGAACTTGATGCAGGTGGCAAATAATTCTCTTTAATCATCTGCTGAATAATATCTCCATGTCTATATCCTACCCATATCTTATTATCTTGTTTTATTGCAGCTTGTTTTATCTTATCCATTATTTATTCCTTTCAAATATAATCCTTAAAGCAGGAAGTAATTGATTACTAGTGATTGCCAGATATCTCCTGACAATACTTTTACATTAACAAGCAAAAGGAGGGACCATGTCAAGTTAGTCCTTCTCATAATTAAACTAACAATCAATTACCAAAGTATTTACATTACTTATAAAATATATAATGTCATATAGTACCACGATTCTTTTGGCTCTTTAATCCCGAAGGCCCCAAATATCCACTGTCTACTATACGATATATTATACTCATAATACTTTCCTTTCTTATTCCTGCTTTAAGAATTATATTTATTCCTCTTCCAAAACTTCAATTATATAATCAGATAATGAATTAATAATATATCCACCTATCACTAATTCCTTATCCTTCTCATTATTAAAATAATAATGATTATTAATTAATAAATAAAAAGGAGGTTCTTCTTTCTCTTTAATAAAAAGAATATTGTTTATTCCTACTGATTGAATATCTATTATAGTATTTAATATTATTAAACTATCTACAGAAACTTTATTTATTAATATTTCTTTATTTAAAAATTGTTCTACATCTAATTTATATTGAATGAATTTTCTTTTATTCATTAAATGGTTCTTTTGACCTTCCATATCTGTATCCTATTGCTGCTATGAATATTTCAAATATCTTTTTAGTTATTAATAACCATGTTCGATTACAATCAATACATCCTTTGCATTTTGTTCCATCAGGAAATACTCTATAACCGGAACATAACTTATATTCTTTATTAAAATTTAATTTCATGTTATCCTCTTAATATAGTTTTTCTCTGTAATGACATCTTTGACATTCCATATAATGTGCTGTTATCTGTTCTATTCCATCAATAGCCCTTTTCTCAACAATCTCTTTGAAATCATGAGGGATTAATGGTTTATGCCCTGTTGCTGATTGAGCATATGTTGTTTTGCAATCCTCACAACCTTCACAGTCCTGCAATGCTTCTCCTGAGTTCCATGCCTCATGCTTACCACATTTACATTTATAATATTGCATATTACTTTCCTCTTATTTAAAATACCTCCTCCCTAACCGGGAAAATAAAACATGTGCTACTTTTGATGGTAACAAGGATGTGAGTCCCATTTATTTAGGTATCGAGAAAGGGAAGAAGTGTTATTTATTATTACTGTGGAATAATACTTACATCAGTTGGCTTTGTTGTCCTTGCTTTTATTATTTCAAGAACCATATCTAAATAAGACCTTTCCATAAACACTATACCACAATTCTTACATACACATAATCCTTGTACTCCTATTTGTTCAAGTGCTGGTATCTTTAATATTCCTTCTTTATTACTTTGACAGTTAGGACATATTGCAAATACATTCTCAGTTTTCTTTTTCTCTTCCTTTACTTCTATTTTCTTTTCATCTTTCTTTTTAAACTTATCTATATTATCTATCATATATTATCCCTCTTTATTACTTAGTGCATTTACTACTCTTGTTTTTAATGCATACAAAGAATCTATTAATACTGAATACTGTCCTTGATGTACGTTGGATATCATTGTTCCAATAGATACTAATATATCCTTAAACAATTTCTTTTCATCTATATCTAAACAATCAGGGCATACTTGACAAGTAATTGTTTCAAACTTTGTTCCTATTTTTATTCTACATGTTATTAATCGCAGTCTTGAAAACTCTTTTATCTTTCCACAACTCTCACATTTAAAAAATGATAATTCTTTATTTGTCATTTATTCTCCTAAATTACTTTTTCATTTGTTGCTTCTAATAAACAATCATTACATACTTGTAAGGAATCAATATTTCTATATCTTCTTGTATTATCCGATTCATCTATCATCTCATCTGTAAACTCACAAAGAATTTCATTTCTACTTTTTATAAATCTTATCTTACCACAAATATCACATA